TATATAGTGTCGCATACACGTAGCGCGTTTATCTCTTTAAAGGGCCTTCATTCTGTCTATGTATTTTTCTTGTTCACACTTTCTTATATGTTCTTCCCTTGTTTTTTTTTGTGCGTCTATACATTTATCAATATAATATTCTATTACGTCTTTTCTTTTTGATAGTATGCTTATCATCTCATCATATTCCTTTATGGCATCATCGTCTAATATATTAATCATTTCTTCTTTTATTAGGCTTATGTGCTTTGTACATACGTTTATTATATCTTCTTCACTTGTGAACATGCCCAATGAATCCTTAAACTCTAAATATATTAGTCTTGCCTTTTCTTTTGTGTTAAGTCTTGCCATTTTTCCTTTTTTTTAAAATGTTATTGATTTTCACGTTCTTTTAGCATCGCATCAGCCATTGAATAACACGTTATTGCTAAGCTTTCATTTTCTTTAGTAAAGTGCTTGCCTATTGTAACACCTACATTTGAATTAGACAATACACCTTGCATAGCCTTAGCGGCAAAATAATCTCTTAGTGTCATTCCTGATTCTTTCAAATTCATATCTCCAGCAATGTTTCTTTCATAATGTGGAAATGCGTTTGGATTTTGTGGTTTTTTTTCTTGATTTTCCATTTTTTAAAATATTAATTCAGTTCTTTTTATTCTGCTCCCTCGTATAACGAATATTAGTGTGCTATTACGATGTACTTTAGTATAGTTTAGTCCTTCTTTGTTCAGTTTTGTTTGTAGTCCGCTTGGTGTTAAGTGTCCAGCTAAGTGATTCTCTACTAATACCCTTGCGGTTGCTATTAACTCGTTTTCTGTTTGTTTTGGTTTAGTTGCCATGCTTTAGTTGTTTTTGTATGCTTTTTTAAAAATATCCCTCCCAGCCTTGCCAGGAGGATATTAAGTGAACGGATTTAAACACTTTTTAAAATAAAATCATAAACGACCAATTAATTATTATTTAATTGAACCCATTTTTTTTGAGTTGGTTTCAGACTATTTCATATTGATTGTTTTTAGTTAATATTTCGGCTATTTTATTAAAGCTAATTATTCCCAAATTTTATGATGTGATTATCATTAATTAGCTTTAATATTTTACTTGACAAATCTCCAACCGTCTTTTTTCATTGATGTAAACATGATGGGATCTATTAATTTTGCTGTTTTATCTTTTATCATGTACTTAAAGCCTTGTTTTATCTTTTCTTGCTCCATTTCTTTAGCTATTACTAATTGTTTTTTTGCTTGCTCAATGTGCTTTCTGTTGTTGTTGAACAAATCGTCTTTTTGTACTTCAATTTCATTTACAACTATCTTGTTTGGTTCTTTTTTTGTTCTTGTCATGATTTCAATTCTGTATGTATGTTAAACTTCATTTCGCTAATCGTTTGTGTGTTTTCTAACTCTACTTCCCATTCTTTTAGTAAATTTGAAAATAGATTGTTTTTTATGGATTCTTTTTTTAATGATAAATATGTTTCAAATAATGGATTGTCTTCGTTTTTTAGAAACATTATGTAGTTTGAGTAGTATTTATCTAACTCGCTATCTAAAGTGTCTAAAACATCAAAATAACGCTGTTTGTTTTCTATTATCCCTGATTCACGATATTTGATAAAAAGCATCTCACTTTTTTTATACAAATATTTCATTCTGGATTTACTTTTGTTTAATAATGATTGTGTAGGCATTTTATTTATTGTAATTGTTTAAGTATATTATTTACAAAATATGGAACTTTTTTTTCCCACTCTAATTTTGACTTATTCAACAATTCAATTTTTTTAATTAGTTTCTCCTTTTTTTGAATGTTTTTATAGGTTAATTCTTCAATATTATACAAACGATTTTCTGCATCTTTACAATTGCTTAATAAATCATTAAATGCAAAATCAATTTCAGAAATTACATCTAATCTTGAATTTATATATTTTTCAATTTCAATTTTAGTTTTCTTATGAATATTTTTTACAAATTTCAAAACCTTTTTTGAATATAAGGGTTCGATTGTGTTTTCTAATTCAAAATCAAAGGCTTTTTTAATTTTTTCATCATTAATTTCTATTTGATTTAGAGAAATTAATTTTTGTTCACACTCAAATTTTAGTTTGTTAAGTTCTTTAGAATAAGCCAAAATTTTATTTTTTTCTAATATGCTTATACTACTATTTGTTTGTAAATATTCGAGCGCATTATTTAATTGTTTATCAATATTGGAATATAAAATTCTAAGGTATTCGATTACTTCGTTTTCAGTTTTTGAATAATCAAAGTTGTTGTATTCAAAAGTGTAATGATTAAAATACTCTCTTAATTGTTTCCATTTTTCTGAATTGATAATTCCTAAATGAGTACTGTATTTTTTATCGTTCATTTTGATTGGATTTATAAGATTAAATTTTAAAATTTTTAGAATTCGAACAATATTCATTACATGGAGAAATACATTCACATTCCTCATTCATCAATTTACAAAAAGAACTTTCTGAACGATGAATCTTTATGTCTTTTTTTAACTTCCATTTAAAAAATAAATAAGCAGCTAATAACACACATGATACCAGGATAATAATACTTGAGTTTAATAAACCTATTGAGCATACTATTAAAATTGTTGTTGTTTTCATAATTGTATTTTTATTTGTTATTGTTTCACATGGCTAAATTATAAAATATTTTACATTATGCAAACTTTTTTATATTTTTTTTATAAAATATTTTACATTTTATCTTTTAAACATAAAAAAACCGACCTTTTACAGTCGGTTTAGATTAAAATGGAAGGTCATCGTGTGATTCATCATTATAAGCGTCTATTGCACTTTCAGACAATGCTTCACTTTGAACTGGTGCAGGCTCTCGATGTCCACCCCAATAAATTGCATTTCCTAAAATTGGATATGATTTCCTTTCTTCATCACTCATTGAGTCATATTTCTCTTTTGGAATATCCTGTTTAATCAAATGAGTATCTTTCGAATCTTGTCGCTTTTCCTTTAACTCAATTGCTGTTAGACTTAAATATGATCCTTTTTCTCCATGATAAATCATATTTTCTTCTAAAGGAATAATTAAGCATTTGATTTTTTTACCGTCTTTTCCACTAATTTCACGCTCAACGTGTTTTAATTGTTTCAAGTTTAACTTGATTGAAATGTTTGCCATTTGTTATAAATTTAATTGTTAAAGTTCACTCTTTTTTTTTCCGCTAATATTTGAATATTGATATTTCTTTGATAACTCTGGATTTGTTTCTAACTCTCCATTGTGAACCAAACAACACGCTCTTAAATATCGTTTATCAATTAGTAATGGAATATTATTATCTTTTGCCCATTGGTCCGCAAACCCTTTACGCTTCATTAGATGCTCTATTGTATTAGCTACATTTGTACAACCATCGATAAAACATTTAAACTTAGCCTCTGAAAGCACTTCTATTCGTATCTTTTCATATTCCCTATTTAATACCTTTCTTTTATCAGATACTTTCTTTATCGGAACAAAACTAATGTCTTTTTTCTTCTTAGACCTATTTGCACATTTCCAACTACAATACTTATCTGTACTAAGCTGAGGTGTGAAATAATTATCACATCCATCAGCTCTACATTTTTTATCTTTAACTTGCTTGCACATTTAAACCGCTTTTTGGTTCTTCTTGAAACAAATCAGGATTAGCACGTTTATTTTTATAAATAAAATCATAAACTTCATGAACAATAGCGTCAACTATTACATGTAATTCTTGTTCCATATCTTCATCTATATTCAAATCTATTAGACTAGAATTGATAGCTACAACACCTCCAGTCAATGTTTCCATAGTTCCAGATATAACAACCTTTTCATTAACTAATTTTATTCCTAAAATTTCAATTGAATTTAAATTGTTTGGAGTTTCTGAAATATGAAGCTCTTTTGCTAAATACTCTCTAATTTGTGAAAACAAATCCGTTAAATTTGGATGAGGAATTGTTTTAGATCTTACCGTTATGGTCTTTTTTTCAATCCTACCGTCAATTTCTTCATTGTGTGAAAAATCAACTTGAATTTTGTTACTCTTGAATTTAACCGAAATTAATTCAAAGTCATTTCTTGGTACTACTTTTAATTTACTCATTTGTATTTAGTTTTAATTATTAATATTTACTTGAAAAATAAATCCATTTGCTCCTGTTGAGGTTTTAACCTACCATAGATGCGTATTATCATACAATGCTCACCACGTTCAAACTTCATTCTAATATCATCTATTTGTTTTGTAGTGTCATCATAGATGGAATTAAAAGTTATAATTTCTTTTCCTTTCAATGTTGCATTGTCTATCTGTCTTTTGGTTGGAATTTTTAGAATATCTAACAGTAACTTAATCCAAAAATAAGCCTTATTATCTAAGTCTATTTCTTTAGTATGCCTATATTCTAATTCTATTCTACATTTCTCTAATTCTGGAACGTATTTTATATTACTAAATAAATACTCTTTACATTCCTTTATTATCTTGGACGTGATATGATATGAAGTCCTATCAGCATAAAATAAATTAGCAGTTAAGTAAAAATCCTGCTTTGTTACTTTTTTACCCTTTGAATCAAATTTTTCTTTTTTATAGTTCAATGTCCATTTTGTCGGAGGGTCTTTTAATATTATTTCCTTAATTAGTTCCATTTACATTAGATTTTAATATTGATTCAGAAAACTCAAAATAAAGCTTTTTTTCTTTTTTTATTACTGGATAAAAAAGCATTAAATCAAAAGTCTTTATAACTTTTAACAATGAATAATAGTTTATACTAACATTGTTTTTTTGTTTCTTCCTAAAACAAGGTTTTACTCCAAAATTAACTATTTTAAAATAAACATCATTTTTTGACAAACCAGTTAATTTAGAAATATCAGAACTTGTATAAAACTTGTTAATCATTATTCAGTTTTTTTAATTTGTCATAATAAAATAAATACGTTTGTGCCATGTAGTAAGATATATCTTCATTTTTAACTTCTTTATCAAATGTTTTTATTTTACCATTATTCTCTGATTCAATATACCATTTACCTTTTTTAAATACAGGATAAACCTTAATTCCATTTGCAACACAAAAACTCATTTCTCTATTTATTAGCGGAACTGATAAACTCGATTTCTTTTTTGAGTGTTTTGATTTGCTCATTACTTTCCTTTTCAAACTGATTATACTTCAACTCAACACTCCTTTTTTCACTTAACAATCTTTTATTGTTCGCTAATTCTTGCCTATAAAGAGAAATTGAATGTTTTGATATAGTTTCCAAATGAAATACATAACCAGATATTCTAATTGACTTTAAAAACATTTCTGTTAACAACTTCTTCTGGTCTTCATTTTTAGACTTCTCTATCCATTCTGAAATTTGAGACGATAATAAAATCATATCGTTTTGATTTTTATCAAATGCTATTTGCTCTGATAATCCTTGAAACTCCCAAAACTCATCCTGTTGCTTTAAATAGTCAACAAGCAATTTAGATTGTGACCTCTCTATATTCCTTTGATTATCTTTTAGGTTGTTTATATCCTCTAAATTCATAACTTAATTTTAAAATGGTACATCGTCATCATCTTCAGAATTATCGTTTAATCTAATTGCATTTGGTTTAATGTATTCCTTTGTAGCATAAATTCTATTGTTATTCTCGTTTATGTGGTAAAAATTATATTTTGTTAAATCTAAATACAATTCCGTCATTCCTTGCTTTGCAACGGATTTAGGCTTAGCTTTCTTAACATAAACCTCAGTAGTATTACTTGAACCCTCTGGCCTATGAACAACAATAATATTCTTACCATTATTCCACCACTCTGAACCTCCTTTTAAATCGTCAGGACCAGGAACTTTACGCTCACCTTTTGAATTCTTTTCACTCCCTAATCCTTTTGGATGTATAACTGTATGTAAGTGCATTTTGTACTTTTCTGCAATCATATTGCGATATGATAAAACATCTTCAAGGTATTGATCATCCCTCATACTCCTATCGTGTTTTAAATCTTTCCAACTATCAATTGACATGGTTTGAATTCCGCCTACTATTTCATTAGAAAAATTAATACCAAAATCCCAAAACTCATAAGGCGTTATTTTTGCTTTTTCATCTGTTTTGTGAAGGATAAAGAAATGATTTAAAACCCAATCTAAATTTTGTGAAACTTCTAATTCAGTTATGTAATTAGATTTATAACGTTTATCAAATGTTTTACCTGTTTTCTTGTGTATTAGTAATGATATTATATCCTCTTTAGTACCAACATCAGGAACATAAAGTAAATGTTTCCATCCATAAAACAAAGAAGTATTTAATAACAATTCAATTAGTAATTCAGTTTTCCCACTTTGAGGATAACCAGTCCAATCTGAAACACCTGGCAAACTCATAGTATAATATTCATGTAAATTAGGGAACCCTAAATACTTTCCTCTTAAAGCTCCATGCTCCCTATATTTCATTATGCTTTCATAGGTAGTAGAAGCTTTTAATATTTCAAATCCTTTTAGCATAATTTATTTTAGTGATTAGTGAAACCGCCTTTTTTTTCTTTAAAGTCTTTTAATAAAACTAATTGATTACTGTTTTTTGCTCTTTTCATCCAATTTCTTAAAGTTAGTAACCATCCTCTATTTGTTGACTTTTTATTTTTAGAAACTGACCATGCTAAACAATCCTCAATATAATTTCTTAAATCTACTCCAGCATATTCTAATATAAATTTTTCATCTTTTGACAACTCAATTTTTAAGTTATCATAACTATTATAAAAAGATTCAGAAAAAAGAATTTGCTTATTATCTTCTATATTATTAGTTATTATATTATTGGGTACAGTTTTAGTACTACCCCCCTGTTCTAAAACTGTACTACCCCCGTACGAATTTAGTACTACCCGTTCATTTTGAAAGTACTTGCAAAATTGGATATTATTAACAACAAAGTTTTCTTTTAAAATAAGCTCTTTGTCTATTAACGAATTTAGCGTTTTAATAGTAGTTGTTCTACTTGAACCAGTAGCATCAGAAAGATACTTTATACTTCCCTCAAACTTACCTTGACCGTCTTTTGAAAACCCATAAATAATAGCGAAAACTAATAACTCATTTCCTTTCAATTGTAATTCATTGATCATCCAACCTTGAACCACATAATAACTATTACTTTTCATTTTTACCCTCGCTTTCTGTAATTTTATTTATTTCAGTTCGAAGTGTTTTAGCTAATTTAATTGCAGTTGATTTATCTAATACAATCAAAGTCGTTTTATCTTGTGAGTTAGATTGAATTTCAATTAATTTATTTTTTTTATCAACATTTACTTTTATAAATTCTTCACTATTTATAAAATCTAAAAATTTCAATTCAAATTTTGCCATAATAATAACGGTTTTTAAGCTACCGATAAACTATTAAATTAATTAAAAAAGTAAGCCCCTAATCGTTTGGCTATTGTGGAACTCGCCTCCCGATTAAGGGCTTTAATATTTTTTCCGTTACAGTAATGAGTTCCACTTCATTACACTACAAATCTATAAAAATTATTTTAAATAATCAGATGCGTTTTTCAATTCTTTTATCTTCTGACTATTTTCAGTAATATTAGAGATGCACTTTTGCTTTCTGTTTTCCAAACTTTCAGCTAATTTACGCCTTACTTCATTCAAAATTTGAACAGTCTCAAGCTCTGTAAAAACAGAATCTACTCTTTGTTGTAACTGTTCTTCTTTAGTTTTCTTTCTCCAAAACATAATAATAAAAATTAATTGTTTTCAAATAAATCTAATGTTTGGTCTTTTGTAGCGTTTTTAGATTGTTTAATAGAATATTCCCTACTTAGCCATTGAGCAGCTGGTTTACCATGACCCTGCAATGCTTTGTATTTTACATATCCATTAAATCTAATTCGCCCCTCTTTTGATAATTTACGAACGATAGCACCTAATACTCTTGGTTCTTCTGGTGTTCCTAAAATCAAATACATATCTCTTGACAAATCCTCGCTTGTAAATGGTTGCATCTTTTCAGCAACCCACTTAATAGCATAATTTAAACCTAATTCGTAATACTCTTTATTGTTATCTTCAACCGTTTGTATTGCTTGTTCCTTTGTTTGGAGTTGTTTTGCCATAATTAAATAATTAAATTAACTAAAAATAAACCTGTAATTGCCCCACATCCAGCACCAAAAGCATAAGTAATTTTTTGGTTTGTTGTAGAAATAGCAATTTTAGACACGTTAAACGCCCAAAGTAAGCTAATCATAAAACTTACAATGAAAACCCCTAAAAACAACCCCCTTGCAATTAAGAGGGTGTTTATAGCTACCAATCCAACTTGAAAAAATGATGTTAGAAATGTTTTCATCTAAAACAATGTTAATACAGCATTTTTTTCTTCAACAAATGCCTTGTGATTATTTTGGTTAATTTTAAAGTAACTTTCTTTTAATTCAATTGATATTGATTTTCCAATAATTTATTAGCGTCAACAACGCATTTAGTTAAAAATATAATATCTTCACTTGGTACATCAAATTGAAATTTAACAAAGTTTGGATACTCAATACCATCAGGAATATAACTTAAATTGTAAAACTCATTTTCTACAATAAATCTTGTTTGCCATTCATTAAAACCTAATTTCTCAACTATTCCAGTTTCTTCGATTTCCTTTCTAATTTCGTGTAACTGACTTTCAGTAGGCATGTAACAAATAATTTCTCCTTTTGGTTTGCCTAAAATAATGCAATTAGATACAACTTGCCAATAAACCTCTTTCTCATCTTTTTTAAATTGGTCTAATGTTATTAAGCCCTCGTTTAGCTTTAAAAGCTGCATTGATAACTCATAATACCTTTTAGGCTCAAAACACTTTATATCTCCTGCTGTATCGTGTTTAAAATAATCTTTTGAACCGCTCCAAAATTTATACTTCGGATGTACGTCTGTTTGTTTTGATCCGAAAGTATATTCAATTCCTAAATGATACTTATTACAGTAATGCTCCATTACATGACCCCAAATAGTAGCCTGACTTTGTTTACCTAAAGAAATTGAACGTCCTAATGTTCTTTCAGCTCTTT